GGAAAATAATCGTGAGGCATCTAAGTTAAGATGCGGCACGACAGTACTTGAACCAGCTGGTGAAACTGCAATAGTTGTTGATCCACGGATTCCCATGAAACAATTTGCAACAAAATCAATTGGGTGATTTGCGACATAATTGTATCGTACTTTGGGAGTGTCATTGGTCCAGAAATATCCTTTACTAGATCTGCCTGTGCCAAGTGGGTACCGATAAAGTCCCATGGAACAGATGACATGTTGTAATCCAGTGAATTGTTCACTCATCATATATTGTTGGTGCGACAAGGAGGTTCGATGTAGTAAGGGGCGAAGTGAAGTCATCACCTCACCCGTAGTGATCATAGCTAGATTAGAATCAGGTTCCCCAGTATTTTGGGTAATACTTTCTTCCTCTGATTGGATCACACCTGTGGGATCACGTGTGGAAAAACCACTTCGGATCTCACGAGGTACTGCATACTGAAAATCCTCACCAGCACGGGCATATACAAGGATTGCAATTTCTGGTGTTGCTGCAGGGCCTGTCAAAACGTTTTGTACTCGCATTGTTAAACATCCATTGTGTACCATACGGTTGAATGTTAAAGATGGAGTTGGACCGTTCGAGAATTGAGCAGTAGGAGTATTTTCTACTTCCAAATATGGTGTGATACCACGATATGGAATGGATATCTCCACTTCATCTTCATTCTCTATGTCCACAATACGCGTGAAACAGGTTGCATCAGAATCAACATTAGCTGTGATATCATGATTAGGATCCCATGTGATGGTCACACGTCCTTTGTGATATTTTGATTTAATAAATCTAAATTTATAAATCATTGTACCACGCCAGAGTCTGAATAAATGTCCAAAGTATCCTACAGGGGTGAACGTTTTATACGCACCACCCCCTCCTGATTGATCAATCTCTTGATGAGGACTCACCATTGTCGACCATAACAAGGTTTCAGCAGCTTGTGTGCCACTATACAGTGTCCCTTGCACAAAGGATTCCCGAGTCAACAAATTTTGATAAGCTAGAGGATCTGGCTCATCAATACCAGCAGCTGTGCTGGAAATTGTTACTTCATTCTTGGGGTCCAAAGCCAATTTGTCAATTGGCATTCGAGTCTCCACATTTGCAAAAGCATGGAAAGACTTATTGTGCATCGGTTTCACATCATCAATGACTGGGGGATTGGAATAGCCAAAAAGTTTGGCTATACCTGAAATTGCCCTAGCACCAATGGCAGTGGCTGAAGCATATTCACCTATCATAGGTACATCAGATAGTTTCTCAGCAACATTTGCTATAGCAGTTGCCGGTCCTGAAACTGAACCTTCAGTTGAATACTCATCAGATTGGATCACAGGTCCATCAGTAGGCCCCATTAACGTAACGTCAGAGGCCCAAGCGAACACGTTAATTGTAATTGATCCTGTAGAAACACCATTCGCAGATAATAACTTCTGAAATTGAACATAGGTGATTTTACCAAGATAATCAAATGAACTAAGCGATTTAGTATCGATGTAATTAGCTTGCCAAACCCATGGTAATTCCATTTCAGCAGTTGTCATATTTTGAGGTTCCAGATAGACACCAGGCATTTGTGATAAACAAACTTTATCATTGTCCTGTTGTTGTGAAGATCGCTCATCTGCCAAAGGTTGGTAACATGCTCGTAAACTACCATAATAAAATGGACTAGCATTAATTACAAACTTTATATTAAGTTTGCAATTTAATCGAGCAAAATTCTGGATCTTACGTTTAATAGACACATGATTAAAATACAGGGTCCAAGGATTAATAGCACTAGTAGTCCAGGATGTATTATTAACATCCCAATTAAAAGTACTAATCTTGACTGGGCGAGATAAAAACTCTCCCAAACTCGCTGTATCATCATGGTCATGGGTGAAACTATCATTGATAGAACCCATCGTTAAACGTTGTGACAATGACGCGTCACGGAAGACTATCTGTTGCTGAGCAACATTTACTGCTTCCGTTGATTCTGTATCGGTTGTCTCTTCAGATTGAATCTGTTGAGACGATGGCATGATAGCATCCGATCTTTGCCAAGGATCGGAGGTTAATTCTTGTCGGCAATATTGTGAGGTAATTAACACATCCTCATCAACATTATAGCACATTTTACAGATATTTTGTCCGAGCAGATATTACACTTTCCTGGGTTTATTGCTCATTGCCCAGGGTGGATGCTTGTTAGTGCACCAACGAACACATCTCTAAATAGAGATTTCGGGGAACGCCCGCGTAGGTGTCGCTCTACTCCCTTCTCCTAACTTTACACAAGCTTAAGTTGTGGATAGGTAACTAGTAGATTACGGCTACATTTTGGTTTAACGGACCCTATAGCTTGGGCCCAATGTGTTGCTTAATGATTAGCAACACACTTGGGACACACACCTTCTGGATAAAAATCCATAGATGCATTTAGATACTCAGCTTTGAGATCATCAAAAGTTTTAAAATCAGTGGTGTAATACGCACCAAGATCTAGTTCATTGATGATTTCCAAAAACATAGCACGCTTCTCATTGAATACTTGTCTTCCATAGAAAAAGTACTCCATAAGAGCCGTACTCATGATTTGGATAGCATGAGCTTCTCGATTTACGGACGCACTCGGCAGACATTTAGTAAGCATTTTGGCGATAGAATCATGTTCAATTTGGGCCACATGTGACCCAACTTCGGATTCATATCGCCAACCTCGCTTGAGAAATGTCATATCAGAAATGGAAATAAAGGGCACTGATTCAGATTCTTTATCTGCCATGGTATACACAACACCAATTTCCTCCAGACGCTTCTGGATGATAGTGTGGTCGAAATTGTTGACACGTTCGTGTACACCCATAGCATTATCATCACCATATGTCAAAAGAGACACATTGGCTTTGAAAGCACTGAGGTCGTTGCCCTGCATTTTCCATGCGTAACGCACATAAAGCGAATTGACTAGACCATTCACAATGACAGTTAGTGGATGTCCTGAAGGGTTTGATCCCCAGAATTCCACAGCATCACCATTGAAATCAGTGAGTGGGAAGCAAGTATCTTCTCCTATACACTGTACAATTAGTCTATCCTCATCTGACCAACCAGCAGCCTCTAATATCATATCGATAATTCGAAAAGCAGCTAAAATCATCTGAGCACTCATTCGCTTGTCAAACTTGGAATAATCTCCTGCAACAATACGATTAACACCAAATTGTGTGAGATAATGATAAATTTCATCCCACTCAGCAGATGTCGCATTGGTGCCTGGTGCAGATTCGAATAAATATTTATTCAATTGCACCTGGCGAACAAATGTTAGGAGGTATTTCCGATTAACAAAACACCAATCGGCTGGTGCTCCTGCAAAGACTCGCGTCTTCTCATCTTCGATTTTGGCAAATTTGGTTGCCTCATCCTTGAGATGTGCAGTGAACACTGGCATATGGCGTTGACCATGGGCATATGTTTCGATGATACTATCTACACGCTTGTAGAAGCCCTCATCGAACTCAACACAATCGTTCCACTCTTCAAACTGGAAAGGTTCTGATAAAAAGTTAAGTTTCTTCTGCTTCCATGGAAAACCCATAGATGTGCGACGATTCATTTTATCAATGAATTTCACACCTGGTTGACCATTCAAAGTAGACACATTATCTAAGATAATGATTTCCTTCAATTGATCAGACGATAAACCACTAATAATATCTTTAGCAAAAGCATCAACACACTCATCAAGAATATGCTGATTAATATCAAATTTTTGCTGCACGATATCCTTAGCTGCGTGTCGCCAAGGTCCCCATCCCCGCATAACTGGAGGTCCAGTTTTAACAACATAACCTCGCTTCTCTACAGCCTCTCGAATGAGAGTATCTGTTACCTTCGAAGTATGCTTAGTGCGGAAACCCGGGAAGGATCCATAATTGTTTCCAACTCCCTCATCAATATAGCGTAAAACACTTTTATGATGTATGGGTTGCAAAACAATCTTACTTCCATCCACATTAGTTAGGTTTGGGGGCCCACCTGAAATGATAGGTTGTCGGAAGAAACCAACTGCTCGATCAACACTCGATCGATACAGCGGAACTGATTTCTGTTCCAACAATCCTCCACCTCCAAGGTGGTGTAAACCTAATACTGCTGGCCCTTGTGGTGTGAATGCCAAGGTTATGGATCCACACTCACCCTTCACGGTCTCCCGTGTTGTAGCTGCGCGCCAAAAATTATATTCATTGCCATCAGGAGAATAACTTAAGTCTCTCCGTATGTTTTTGAGTATAATAGGTGAAAAAAACACCATTTGGCCCTAAACTAAGCAAATGACCGCTCGCTTGCGTCTTATAAGTTGGCTCAACTAATAATTCACAAAGATCAGTTTTAGGGGGAGTGCAATTAATGCGAAAGAAACAAAGATCATTCTCTGTCTCTCTATACACGTCTTGTGCATTTAAGCGAAAACTGAAGTTGTTATTAACTCCAGAAGTCGCTTGTCCCATAATTACATCAATTTGCATTGTTGCAATATCATATGGGATATTATGTGCATTTGTGACATATAAATGTCCGCCTACACAAAAAGCTCGAAAGTCTCGACACTTAGCACCATCCTCACGCATATATCTAGCTGTAGCATAGATACAATTACGTGAAACTTTAGCTAAACAATCACTTTCAGACATATTCTTCCAGGATGAGACCAAACGACCACACTCAAAAGAGGATGGTACGTAATCATCACGAAACCATGGATTTGGTTTCTCGTCTTTCACATTAAGACGAGAACCTGTGTCTTTGGAGCCTTGAACCGTGGTAGATACACGACTGTACATCTTGTACATACCAATAATGGTTGGAATAGCAACTAAAAGACCATATAGCATCTTTTGATTACGGAAATGAAATTTCTGTACTTCACCGCCGAAACGGTGGAACTGTTCTGCAACATATTGGCGCTCTGCTTGCAATCGTTCTCCTAAAGAGAGATCACATGAGGCCAATTTGGCACGGCATACATCCAACCAATTATTTGCAACATTTTTCATCTGTCGCATAGGTCGTGATACAACTTCCCTCGTTGTATCAACAACTAAATCTGCTAAGTGATGTTTAACTTTCTCCCGAAGAGAAGGTAAACTTTTCTTAACAGCATAACCACCAGCTAGGGCGGCCACTCCAATTGCAGCACCACTTAGTGCAGCCAACCATTCACGAGATTGGATTTCACAAGTACATTGTGCTTGCAAACGGAAACAATTCTTACAAAGTGTAATATCTTTGTAAGCTGCACGTTCAACACGCAGGTTAGCTTGATTCTGACGATGTTGAGCCGCCATTTTTGCCATGGTACTGAGGAAATCATAAATTCCCACATAACCTTCGTGTAAATCCACATACTTTGCAGTTTGCGAATTACCATCAGGTTTAGCAACAATACGTTGCAATTTAAAATCCCATAGATCTGGTAGCTCACCCTCCACCAAAGGTGGAACTCGACTAGAATCTAGCATGCGATACTGCCGATCTGGTATATTGTCACCATCTCTTATAGCATATTCTTCCTTAACATACACCTCTACAGTAAGAGGAAAACGTCGAAGAATTGCTAAAGTATTGCAATAATAAGCAGCAGCATTCAAGTTTTTTACATTGGTAGTTGCACATACCAATTCTGGGCGCAGCGGGACTTTCCCTTTGTCAGCTAAATCAGCTTGAGGAGGGGAGACAGGAACACTATTGTTCACTTGAATCACCTCATTCATGCTTGGATCATCATTCAAGTTAGGATTTCGAGCAGCAATATCGTCTAAAACTATAAACCACACTGCTGCTGTAAAACCAGACCAAAATTGATCTGCTGCATTACGAGTATATTTATACTCATCTCCCTCAGGGAGATCAAATGCCTTAGCAAAATATGAAAATATCACATCAATAAGTGATGATTTTCCCAAACTTGATCCACCTGCTAATAATATAGCAAATGGTGCATCTCGTGTTTGTCGAGCCGCATTTTTAGTGCACTCAGTAGCCTTAATCAACTTGATCTCAGACAGCAATTTCTTTGCTGCTGTGCGAACAGGTCTAGGCAGATCTTCCTTATAGCGCAAAATAGCATCACCTTTCTCAATACAATCTTCCATACGACAGACGAAATCATGATAGGTAAAACCATTGGCTTCAGGATTGTGCAACTTAAGAGAATCTTCCTTAATTGAGTAAACATTGTTCACCCAGGCTTCATACTCTTTACCATTGTGCAAAATGGCATTCCAAGTTCCAGTACGATATACATCAAACATACGCTCCATGATGTATGATACACCATCTACTAGAGCATATGCAAATCCAGATGTGGATCTATGCTGAATCTTGAGTGCTTCCTCCTCAGCCTTACTGAAGAAGAATGTGTTGTAAGTAATCCCAAATCTGTCAAGTAAACCAAAGCCCATAATATAATGGAATAAAGTACGTATCTTTTGCAGAATTGGGTGTTGCCAATGAGTTTCACAATTGGCAATCAATGTTCTAAAGACGGAAAAAGGATTGAATTCTTCCATGGATGTGAAATTTGAGAAAATCTCCTTCCAAAATGGTTCATTCAATTCCTCTATCTCATCTTCATCAGATTCCTCACTTTGAATAGCGAATCGATTACGAATACGCTGATAAATGAGGGTTACCTGGTTGATGATAAATTCAATAATACCATCAAATTGTCGATAGAGTTGGCCCAACATACTGGTCATAGAACGTCCAGTTATAGCACGCAAAAATTGTGCTATCGCATTGTACGCTCCAAGTGCATCATGCACATCAGCAAGTTGTGCAACAAGACAAGTTACACTTTCAAAAAATCTAAAACCCCAACTATCAGTTAATTGACGCAATGGATTTTGATCATACTCTGTGTGTGTGCCAGTGATACGTAATTGATCATCGGCTTCACTGTCCGACTGCAGTTCTTGTAAAACTGCAGCCTCACATGCAGCAACATGTGTATATACCCTCAATGGGGTTATTCTTGTGAACGTTTGACGGTCCAGTCTTCGCATATATAAAATGCGGCACAGTCTCTGCACAAC